GTCTGCGTCCTCGATATCGACGCTCATGTCCAGCGTGCCGGATGGGATACCGACCTCATCGCGCTCTACAATGCCGACCCCAAGACAAGGCTCATCGGGATTCTGGGCCCGGAATCGAAACCATTACATCCGCCATTGTTCTTTTATGAAAGAGATTACTGTATAACGCACAATCTTTCGTGGCGTCATAGCCCATCAGCGGATCGCCCAAAGGATACGGATACGGGTCAGCAAACCTATTGGGATATTCTGGCCCTCGGCCATAAGGTATTGCGGCTCGAAATGGGTACAAAGATATACGAGGCTGCCCCCTGGTATGACCAACTGTGGATTAAAGACAAGCCCACGATAGCCCACTTTTGGTATGGGACAAGGTTCAGGGAAAATTCTGACAATCCAGCAAAGTCATTAGATGGCATAGACCTGGTCGACCATTTGGCGCGGAAAAAACTATTTTTTTCTGAGATTTCGATTCAAGGCCTACTGCTAGGCGTTAAGTAATCCACGGCGGCTTGCACATGCAAGCGGCTGTCGCCGAAATATCCAAGGGCGGCATTGCACTTGAAGCAGAGAATGCCACGGACCTTGCCCGTAACGTGGTCATGATCCACGTGCGGGCCATTGACGGGCCAATCTGATTTTTTGCAAATAGCGCATGTTCCGCCCTGGCCGACTAACAAGGCATCGAATTCGGCCATGCTAATACCATAACTCCTTTTGATCCAACGAGCCCTGCGCTTCGGGGCATCGGATACCAAGCGCGCTTGGCGATATGCTTTTTCGTAGGCGTGTAACTTGGCTAGGTTCTTAGCGCGATAGGCCCGGAAGTATGCCCTCAGGTGCTCTCGTCGGGCAGCACGATATTTTCTCTTTTGAATTTTGATTTGCTCTCGGTGAGCAACGCGCCACGCCTTATCCCTAATGGCGTGCTGGGCCTTGCGTGCGGCGTGATAAATTTTATCATATACCGCCTTTTCTTCCTTAGTTTTATATGGACTCATGTCTAACATTATAAAACAAATAACATCGGGTGTCAAGGATTATTTGATAAGTATGAATAGGGTTATTGCGAGACAAAAATGAGGGACGCGGGAGGTCGATTGTTGGATAAAACCGCCGTCATCGTCACGACGTTCCTGCGAGATAAACTCCTTGAGCGTTGCGTTACCTCCATCCGGCAATACTATCCCGATGTTACCGTTTTCGTCGGGGACAATGGCAAGCCGACGGACGCCAAGCGGCTGTTCCTGGCGAATCAGCGTTGCCAGTACCTTGAGCTCCCCTTTGACCTCGGCGTGAGCGGCGTCCGTAACGAAACGCTGAAACTCATCCCGCCGGAGTACGAATACCTGTTCATCGTCGAGGACGATTGCGTCTTCACCGACAAGACGAAGCTCGAAACGCTGGCGGCGATACTCGATCACGACGACCACCTGGGGCTTTGCGGCTGTCTCCTCTACCTCAAGGAAGACCGGGAACAGCACTACGAGGCCAAGGTCTATACCGAGGGCGACGTTCACCATATCGAGAAGGTCCGCGACCCCGAATGGTTCGACGTGCCGTCTGCCGGCGCGACCTATACCTATTACGACCTCGTGCTCAATGTCTTCTTAATGCGTCGCCAGGTCTGGCGCGACAACCCCTGGGATGAGCAATTTAAGACGGCGCTCGAACACTGCGACTTCTTCATGGGGTTAATGAAGAACACTAAGTGGCGGGTGGGTTATACGCGGGATGTCTCGCTCCAGCATCTGCCCGAGGGCGACGAGCCCTATAAACGCTATCGCAGTCGGCCTGTGGGCTGGAAATTATTTGGCGCTAAATGGGGGTTGAAGTACGTGTGTTCCGATTACAACAATGAACAGCCGCTGAGTTTCGAAGAGATGGGGGATGGGAAGCCCGTAGACCTCAAGGGCGACGCTCTCAGGGCCGCCGTAGGTGTCCTCGAGAAGCGCGGTTGTACGTGGTGGTTAGAGGCGGGGACGTGCCTGGGCGCGACACGCGAAAAGGACTTCATCCCGCACGACGCCGATATTGACCTGGGGCTCCATCCCAAGCACGCCGACGATTGGGACGCCCTCAGGGCGGATATGATCGCCGCCGGATTCGAGCACTACCGCGATTGGACGCACGGCAAGAAACGCTTGGAGCAGAGCTTCAAGATGAACGGCGTCAAGGTTGATCTGTTCTATTTTTACGACGGCGGAGACTACTACTGGCACGGCGCTTTCGGGCCGGACAAGGACGGCGCGTGGGGGCCTGATGCCGAATTCCTGCCGCACGTCTTCACGGCGACACTGTTCCAGAGCTTGCTCCCGGTCAACTTCCACGGCCTGACGGCCTATGTTCCTAACCCGCCAGAGAAGTACCTTGTCGAGCGCTACGGTCCGCGTTGGCAGATTAGGAATCGCTCCTACCTATTCTGGCAGGATTGCCGGGCCATAGACCGCAACTATTTCCGCAAGGGACAGAAGACGGTTTACGTCGGCGGCGTCTGGGACTTGCTCCATGTCGGGCACCTCAATCTCCTCGAACGCGCCCGCAAGCTCGGCACTAAGCTCATCGTCGGCGTACTGACGGACGACGCGGCGGCGAAGTATAAGCCGAAGCCGACTATCACGTTCGAGGACCGCAAGCGCCTAATTGAAGCCCTGTCCATCGTTGACCGCGCTATCGCCCAGAATGACCAGGATCCCACGGCGGACCTCGAAACGCACGGTATCAAGCCCGCCTACATCTGCCACGGCGACGATTGGAACTATTGCCCGGGCGACGCCTACGTGCGCGCCAATGGCGGCAAGGTCGTCATCCTGCCCTATACCAAGGGCATAAGCTCCATGCAAATCAAGCGCTGGTTGAATGGCGTTGGCGTTCCACCCCCGGAGATTCAGCGCGGCGACAAAATCGCTATTTGCATCAAGACGTTTCTCAGGGACGCCGTGCTTTATCGCACCGTCGAGTATATCAAGCGCATCATGCCCTATCCCTACCGGCTGTATATCGCCGACGACGGCAGGCCGAGTGACCGCAAGGCGCTGTTCTACCAGCAGTTGAAAAAGGACGGCCACTTAGTCGTCGAATTGCCCTTCGACTCGGGCCTGAGCCTGGGGCGGAACGCGCTTATCAAACAGGTGACGGAAGACTACGTTCTCCTCCTCGACGACGACACCGTGATTAAGGACGCCGAGTCCGTCAAGAAGCTCAAGGCGTGCCTCGATGCCGACCCTGCCCTAGGAGTCGTCGCCGCCGTCCTCAAGCGCGAGCAGGGCAATTGGTTCGCCGATGAGAATTACTCCAAGGGGCTGAAATTCGAGCGGCGCGATTCCTTGCTCGTCCGCGTGCCGTCGCGCCAGGAAATCAAAAAAGCGGGCGAGTACGCCTACCGCTACGCCGATCAAGTGCCCAATGTTTTCCTGGCGAAGCGGGAATTGTTCAAGGATGTCCAGTGGGACAACCGCATCAAGATCGAGTACGAGCACATGGACTTCTTCCTTGAGCTTATGAAGACGGCCTGGAAAGCCGGGGTCTGTCTTGACGCCGAGGCGATCCACTTCATAACCGACGCCAGTCCCGAATACACCCGTTGCCGGCGGACGGCTCCCCAAAACTACTTCTTCGGCAAGGTCGGCATTACCGGCGTCTGTAATCAGTTTTAGCGAGGCTCACATGGCGACGCGGAAACTAGGGCTCTCAAAATTACAGAAGGCGATCTATGACCGCCTGACGACCAACGCCCTGACGAGCGCCTATACCATTTACGGCTACGCGCCCCGCGAAGCCGCCTTCCCCTTTATCACGATGGGCTTCGGTATGGGCGTTGAAAGTGCGATGTTCACGACGAAGGACACCGAGGCCGAGGAGAACAGTGTCGCCGTCCACGTTTGGAGTAATTACCTGGGAGACAGCGAATGCTCCAACATGATGGACAATATCATCCAAGCCCTCCTCGGCGCGGACCTGTCTATCGCCACTTACTACCCGCCGCTGCTGGCCGGACTCGATTATTCGGAGATCATCATCGACGCGACGGACCCCGATAACCTTGTCCGTCATGGCGTCATGCGGTTCAAATTCCATATGACGCCGAGTTAAGTCCCGTAGTTTAGCCGCGCCTAAGTAGCGCGACATTATTCCCCCGACACCCTAGCTCAATCGGCAGAGCAGCGTCTCTATAAGGCGAAGCGTCGAGGTTCGAAGCCTCGGGGTGTCACTCTGTTTTCCCCGGACGCTGCCATCGGTAGCGCCCTATCAATATCGCCAATCCTTAGGAGGATTATTTCTATGACCACCAACGCAGTCAAGGGCAACAACATGTCGCTGTCGATCGACGGCGACATCCTGGCCGAATCGCAATCCTGCGCGCTTCACTTCGCCCAGAGCACCATCGACGCCACGTCGAAGGATTCCGATGCCTGGGGCGACTTTCTCGCCGGGCTCAAGGAATGGTCGATCGACTTCAGCGCCGCCTACATCCACGACGACGTCGCCAAGAAGGTTCTCGTCAACCACTTCACCTCCGGCACCCCGGCGTCCCTGACCATCATCGTCACCATGCCCGATAGCGAAACCTACTCCGGCTCGGCCGTTTTGGAGTCGATGGATATCGACGGCCCCAACAACGAGCTCTGCACGCTGTCCGGTTCGCTCAAGGGCAAGGGCGCG